GTAATCCAAGAGATTAAAGAAGATGCGGCAGAAGAAAAAAAGAAAACCGCACTAAGAAAAATTGAAACCCAAAACATACATTTAGCAAATAATCGCGAATTGAAATGTCTAGCAGACAATATTTACTTTGAAGCAGGAAACCAGTCAACTCAAGGAAAGTTGGCGGTTGCTGCAGTAACTATCAATCGTGTGAAAAGTCCCAAGTTCCCGAAGTCTGTATGCTCAGTCGTGTATCAGAGAACAAAGCGTGTTTGCCAGTTCTCATGGGTATGCGAAGGAAAGAAGACTGTGCGTAGTGCCCAGCAATATTCAGAATCTAAAAAAGTTGCTGAAAAAGTATTGCTTTCTGGGGCAAATCACGGTATACTTGGACGTAACGTGCTATTCTACCATGCGGATTATGTCAATCCAAGATGGAATTTGAGGCGTGTTGCAAAAATCGGTGATCACATTTTTTATGCAGGATAATAACTTTGAATATGGTAATGGATGGTTCTGAAGTAACCAATGAATTTTTAATTACAAAAGAGTATAATTCAGCAACTGAGTTCTCTCAATTCATAGAGAAACAATCATTCGAGAATGGTATTCCTTGTTTGGATATTCTCCTCGACTATTGTGTCAAAAAGGATATTGAGATGGAGTCAGTTGCTGTTTTACTCACCACTTCTCTTAAAGAAAAGATTAGAGCAGAAGCAGAAGAACTAAATATGCTGAAGCGTAAATCTGGCGGGAAATTACCACTTTAATGGAAGCATATGAAGTTTATCGCCTCTATATGGCACTTAAACTACATTTCACTACTGCGTCTTATGACATCACCGTTACTAAAGGTGCTGTCAAGTCGTCAGAGTCTGCCTTCTTAAAAAGAAGAGATGTTTTCCTATTCAGGAAACTGGCGAAGAAGTTCGTCGCTCGTCAAGAAATTATCAACTACTTTGTTGCAAACTTTGCAGCAGGAGATAAGAACGGCGGCATCTTTAGCGCAGATTCTGACGACATCTATGAGAAGTGGAAAGGTAGACACGATCGGTTGTCATACATGTTCGCAGACGATATTAGTCGCTTACTCTTAGAAGCAGAGAAGTTAGAACAAGATCCCTTTGTATCTTATGACAATCAACATCCAATAGTAATTAAAATGTTACTTGGTAAAAAAATTTCACTAGAAACAGTTATTATACTTGACAAACTACTAGATTTCAGGTATAATCTAAATACTGAATTGTTAAATGATTTTATCTGGAATGATTTAAATCTTTTGATAATTAAGTATCGTCCGTTCGTTCGAATCGATCGGGCGAAATTCTCTCAACTATGGATCAAGGAGAAAGGCCAAGTGGTCTGTTAATGAGCAATTCAAGAAGTAAAGACTACTATGGGTCAGAACCCAGAGTAAAAGAAGTACGCAAGGGTGTTGATAAATCAAATAAACACCGTAAGAGTTTGTATAAATACTCCAGTAGTCATGATGCAGATGAGTATGATGACTATGATGATTACAATACACAACGCAAATATTAAACATACAACGCAATATAAGGAAATAAAATATGTCTATTAATTCACTATCCGAACTTCGCAAGAATCGCGGAAACTTCGACTCACTCATGAAGGCAGTTGAGTCAATCGCAAACCCATCAAATGAAAAGCGTGGCGACGACGATCGCTTCTGGAAACCAACTGTCGATAAGGCAGGTAATGGACAGGCAGTTCTTCGTTTCCTTCCCGCACCTTCTGGCGAGGAACTTCCTTGGGTTCGCGTTTTTGATCATGGTTTCCAGGGTCCAACTGGTAAGTGGTATATCGAAAACTCGTTGACCACAATCAACAAACCAGATCCCGTCGGCGAACTGAATTCCGAACTTTGGAACTCAGGTATCGAAGCGAATAAGGAAATCGCTCGTAAGCAAAAGCGTCGTCTTTCTTACATCTCCAACGTTCTTGTGATTCGCGATCCCGCAAATCCAGAGAATGAAGGTAAGGTATTCCTCTACAAGTATGGTAAGAAAATCTTTGACAAGATCAAGGATGTAATGCAACCAACCTTTGAAGATGAGAAACCAGTCAACCCATTCGACCTTTGGGAAGGTGCTAACTTCAAGTTGCGCATTCGTCAGGTTGAAGGTTATCGCAACTACGATAAGTCAGAATTCGACGGTCCAACTCCTCTCGACGATGATGAGGATAAGTTGGAGCAGGTTTGGAAGAATGCGCATTCTCTCGCAACCTTCCTCGATCCTTCGAACTTCAAGTCATATGATGAACTGAAGGCGAAGATGAATGCTGTTCTGACAGGTGGTGGTTCGCGTATGGCAACTGCGGAGAAGGTTAATCCGCTTGATGCTGAAGACGAACTGTTCGTTGAAACCAAGATGCGTAATGCACCTGCTGCCAAGGCAACAGATGACAGTCCGCCTTGGAAGGAAGACAGCGACGATGACACGATGAGTTACTTCTCGAGTCTCGCTGATGACTAAATGAAAAGGGGAGCGTTTCGCTCCCCTTTTTTATGCTACTGCTCTTCTTTTTTGGAACACCAACCAAGTAGGGTCATCTGTCCTTACTTTTCCGACGCCTCCTGGGAAAGTTATCGGCGGAGATGTTTGATCGCCACCACCACCACCTTGATTGATCACTGTTGGCGGAGGAACATTAATCTGCAGTTTTTCTTTAGTTGCTTCAGTTCCCTGTTCAATTAAAGCGCCATCCATATTTTTGCCTGTTTCCGCTTTGCTACTAGACATTTTATCATAAGCAGCACCAGCAATCATACCTGCTGGACCTAATGCCGCACCTGTCAACATGCCTGCATTTCTTGAGAAGAAATTGCCAGTGTTTTCTTTTGCTTTGGGTTCTATGTTAGTAGAACCTTTATTGCCTGCCATTTTATCATAAGCAGCAGCAGCACTTTCACGTCCTGTAGGTCCTGCGACCACACCCTTATTTCGCGAGAAGAATCCACCACCAGAAGGTTTTTCAACTGAACCTTTCTGTGTTCCAGTATATTCACCTGCTGCCATTTTATCTTCTGTGCTGTCGACTAATCCAAATGTTAGACCACTTAAAACATTTCTGCCAGCATTCTTAAACTTCTGTCCAGTCGTTGCATTGGGATCAGCATTAAATCCTTTATATCCATCATATGCTGCCATACCTGCTGCAAGCGGAAGTGCGAGTTTTCCGGCAACTCTACCTGCGAATCCAAGACCTTTTGCCAATCCAGGTGCTTTACTCAACAGACCACTTGCCTTAGAACCCAAACTTGATGCGCCACTTGCAATCTTACCTAAGAACCCAGTTGACTTGGTTGCTGCAGCAGCAGTACCAGCGGCAGCGGCAGTACCAGCAGCACCTGCTGTTCCCAAACCAGCAGCGCCAGCAGCACCCGCTGTCCCCAACCCAGCAGCGCCAGCAGCGCCAGTAGCACCTAAACCAGCGGCACCAGCAGCACCAGTAGCACCCAAACTAGCAGCGCCAGCGGCACCAGCAGCGCCAGTAGCACCTACTGTTCCCAACCCAAGCATTCCGAGTGTTCTGGCACCACCACTGAGAATAGCACTACCAACTGTTCTGGCACCACTTACTAGACCGCGAGCAAGTCCTCCTACTCTACCTCTGATACCACGACTGGCCATACGAGCACGAGCACGAATTCTTCCTCGGGATCTTCGTGGACCTCTTCTTCTATCTGGGAGATCGATATCCAGTCCACCGCCATCGCCACCGTCGCCTCCATCACCACCAGCACCACCACTTTGATTATCTGCTGACATCTTCTTCATCAGTTCTAGTATTTCTTTCAATACATCGACTGTTTCAGTTGTCTTTTCTTGGGTAGTATTAGAATACTCTTGTATTAAAACATTGGAATCGGCAGTTTTTTGCAGTGCTTCAATTGTTGCATCTTTAGAGATACCCGCAGCATCTTCTTGTGCTTCGCTGTTTACAGGTGGTGATTTTGAAGTTCCAACTGATGCTTCATATTTGTCCATTACCGCAGTAAGTTTTTCAGTCTTTTCACGAAGAACTTCGGTTACTGCGTCGAGTTCTTTTGCGCTCTCCTTTATCTCTTCATCTGATTTTGTTTCATCCTCAAGGTCGCCAGACAATTGCTTCCTTTTATCATTGACGATCGATTGTGTAGACTCGACATCCGCACTGCGATCCTTTATTTCAGAGAGAAGGTTTTTCTGTTCCTCTGTTAGTGAAGATGATTCAATATTATTTTTCTCGAAAGAACCAGTTGAACTTTTACTCTCGCTGAAGTGTTGATCAAGAGCAGTTTTAAATGCTTCAGTTAAAGAAGAAACAGTTAATGTCTCTTTACTGGTTTTTTCTGAGGATTCTGATTTCTGCTTATCCTCTTTGAAGTATTCTTCGATGACTTTCTTTATAGTTTCATTCGCAGATACAGTTTGAGTCTCATTCGTTTCAGAATCTACTCTGGACAACAGACGTTCGCGTTTCTGTTCATCGGAAGTAAACACATTATCAGCGAAACTACCCTCGGGTGCTTCTCTTCCTACTGCGATATTAAATCCACGTTTGAGAGTTCCACCGATATTGGAAGCAAACCCTTTAGCGAGTTTACCAATACCTTCTCTAGTTTTTTCTACAGGTTCTTCATCGGTGTTCATTCCAACCGAACGACCAAGACGATTTAGGAATGTATCTTTTTCGCCAGTTAAAGTATACCCAGATGCCTTTACTACTTCCTCGCGAGATTTTTCTTCCATCTCTTTACCGAGTTTTTGTAATAATGGATTGTCAGAGTCTTGAAGATCCTTTGTGATACCAACAATCTTACCGATTGCTTTCTCAAACTCTTTCATGTTTTTAGTTTGTAACTTGGTGATCTCGTCGATCATTGTTTTGATCAACTCTTTTTGATCATCATTAGTTTCTTCGCGTAGTTCTAATGCTGAAGACTCAAAGGTCTGCATGAAAGTTGAGATCATAGATTGTGTAGCAGTAGGATTTGCCTCTGCCATCGAACCTGGATTTACTGCAGCAGCAATCTTAGAAAGTTGACTTTCCTTGCCGATACCTTTAGTTTGCTGTTGCTGTTCCATTTATTCCTGATTCTCTGCTTTCTTTTTAAGATGCGCCATAAGCATCCCTATGTAAACTTCCCTCTCCCAAGGCATCATATTCTCTAATTCAGTCAAACTATATTTATGTTCATGCATTAAAATAAAGTTGATTTTGTAGAAATTCATCAAGTTATCATGAGAAAGGGTTATCCGAAAAAATTTTCAACACCATCCACGACTACAGTATTTTCTGTTCCACACTTAGAGCAGGTGTAATCAATATTGTGGAAGATCTTTGGTGCCGTCACAAAGAATTCTACGATCTTCTCAAACTGCTCATTCGTCAATCCTTCAATGAAGGTAGCAATTTCCTCAGTAGTTTGATCTTTAGCGTCATGGATTTCATCTTGTGTAAAGACTTTATCAATACATGACACAACTAAATCAAACACAGGCAAGTCATCATCTACTAGAACTTCTGCAGTTGGATACTTCATGATAACACCAACGTCGGGAGTGATCATAATTTTATTCTTGTGCTCAGGAGTTATCTGTAATTCAATCTGATCCAGATCCAAAATAGTTGGAGTTTTGTGACCACACTCACCGCAGATCAAGTTAAACTCTGAATCCTTACCAATAGACTGCGAGCGCAATTTAATAAAGATGTTCTGTATGTCAAAGAATGGTAGTTTCTCTGCGTCGATCTTACCATCAGAGCAAGAGTTGATGACTTGTTGCATCGCGCGAATCATATCTGCTCGTTGATTAGATTCTGCTGCTAGAATTAAAATCTTTTCCTCTTTTACGAGGAATGGTCTCATTGATACCTTTTGTTTTGTTGAATACACTTCAACGTCAAATGTTGGTACTGATATTGTAGGTAGTGCCATAATTTACTCCAAATAATTAAATGTCTTCAAATTGTGGGATGTCATTCTCAACATCATTTATTAACTGATCAGCGTCGATATTATCATCACCGACGATATTATCATTGATATAGTCAGATTCAGATTCTGAATTTGGTTCTCCATTGTGCCCAATAGATATCCATTTCTTGTATGCAAACGTTACTGGCATACGTAAAACTTCAGAATTAGTGGAGGACACGGAAATAGGTGCCATCGAACGAGGAAACGCATCTATGATTTCCCACTCAGCAATAACTTCGTTGTTTAAATTCAATGATACCAGAGTGATGTTTGAATAATATTCAGAAGGATAACTTAGATATCTAGAAATAGGATTTACGATAGATGTCATCCAGTCTTGAAAGAAACGTTTTGCCGCCCATGTGGTATCGACTAAAAATGTGAATGTTATTGCATCGCCGCCGAAGTCAATCACATTTGCTCTTTGTTCATTTAGATTGTTTATTCTGACTGGTCTTGTTCCGACGAGAATTCCTGGAAACAATCCATCTTCAACCATTAATGAAATTTCTTTTGTATCACCACCTACACCAAGAACTCCTGGAGTCTGAAACCTTACTTCGAATCTGCTGGCTCTTGCGAAGTCAGTCTCGCGAACTCTAGCGAGAAAATCTGCAATTGTGTGACCTGCTGTTGCCATTAGAATTTGCTCCTAGAATCTCTGAATACCTGTTCCTTTGTAGCACCTACAAAGTTCTCGATCGGCAAGAATATTGCTGCTTGCCAATCTTCAGGGTTGACTTTCATGAATTGCGAGTTAACATGATTGGTCAAGTAATGTTTGATACATGGTTTGACTTCATTCGCATTCTTCAAGTTGTTTAATAGATTGTATGACATGCGCAACTTGGTTGTTTCAGAATATGTCTTGGTTGTCTTGTAATCTAACAACTCGCCAAGAACTTGTGCTCGTAGCATGTAAGGCAGGTAATGTAAGTTGATTCCATAGAATCCACCTTTTGCTGGACCGAATGGTAACACCAACGGAAAGGTGTCATAGAAAGGAAGTTCTTCCTTCAACTTTGGGTCGTAGAAATACAGATACATCGAACCAATCTCGATATTGGTTTTCAATTCACCAATATCTGATTTCATTACGCTGCTCTGAGACAACCTCGCGCCAACGAGGTTTTTCACATTGTTCATATACCAATCCATGGACTTTTGTCCATCACCTGCCTTGGCACGAAGTCTCTGAAACGGATTTGCCAATTACCTACCTTGTCCTCTGTATGCTTTATAGTTTGCACGTTTACGTTTATTCATGGTTGAAAACTTAATCGAAGAGGCACTACCACCAATTGATGTTTTGCCCTTTTTCTGATTAGTAAAGGAAATTTTAGTATTTCCGCCACCAGATTTTGCTTTTGCCATAGATATTCTCCTTCTTATTTATTACGGATTCCCAACTCTTTTTCAGTTAGGATGATGAATTTCCATCCTCTATCTTCACAAAACTCAGTAGCAAATTTCCACTTTGCTTGATTTACTCCCCATTGCATAACTTCCTGTAGAAACTTCTTTGTTTTTCTAGCAGGCACCTTGGGTTCTTTAGTAAACTTCTGCGGTTTTACCTCAACCAGATACTTCTTTGTAACACCACTTTTTTCTTGAACCTTGATATAAAAATCCACGAAATATCTATGT